GCGGTCCAGGTGCCGGCCGCCGCATCGTAGCTGGCGGCCGCATCCCCCCGCCCCCCGCCGGGGCGCGGCCCACCCCCCCGCCCACCGCGTCGCCCTACCCGGCGGCGGCAACCTGCTCGGCGACTTGGCACCGGCACACCGACGATGCAACAGTAGGCGCGGACGCAAACGACTCGCACACCAAGTGCGAGCGCCCAAGACCACGCAAGCATGGTGAATGGTTCAAACAGTTTTTTTATTCGACGACAACGAAACGGAATTGGTTTTTAGATGATGACGAAATGGGAAACGTACCCCCGGGGGTTACCCCCTATGGGGTCAAGTTTCCCCCTTCGGTCATAGTGACATCCCCCCGCGGGCTCTGAAACCCAAAATTTCCCGTTGAGAGGGGGTTCTGTGGCTGAGAAAAAAGGCCGCAGTCTAGCCCCTTGCGGGACTACGGCGGCGGCTAAGCGTCACCGCCGTCATGGTGAGCCTCCTTGCCCGGAATGTAAGGCTGCGGAGCGTGCCGCGTCGAAGGCGGCGCGTGATCGTAAGGCTGCGGAGCGGCCGGCTCGGGTGGCTGGGCAGGCGGCGGCTGGTGCTCCTGTTGTCCAAACCGTTGGACAAAGCGGCTCCGTGGTCGTTGAGCAGATGGTCGCCTATGGTGCGACCCGTGAGCTTCCTGTGCCGACGCATGAGGACCCGCTGGAGTCCGCGCGGTGGCGCCTCTACCGTGCCCGTGCGGCTCTGATTGTTGCTGGGCCTCGTGATGTGGCGGCTCTGCTGAACGCTGAGCGTGAGGCTGTGGCTGACATCGCGAAGCTGAGTGAGGCAGTGAAGCCGAAGATGAGCGCACTTGATGAGCTGGCGGCTCTTAGGCGACGACGTATCGAGGAGGCACAGGTCGCCGGATAAGGAGGTGAGGCTCTGTGACTGAGACGACTCAGCTGATGGGGTCTCAGACTCCTCGCATTGACGTAACACCACTTCACGTTAGCTCTGCAGGTGATGAAGCAGTTGCTGTGGCAAAGATGGCAGGTCTTATCCTTGACCCCTGGCAGGAATATGTGCTCCGTGGTTCGCTGGCTGAGCGTCCAGATGGGCGCTGGCAGGCTTTCGAGGTTGGGCTTATCGTTCCTCGACAGAATGGCAAGGGATCCATCCTTGAAGCGCGTGAGTTGGCGGCAATGTTTTTGTTTGGAGAGAAAGTCACGCTGCATTCGGCGCACCATTTCAAGACTGCTGCCGAACATCATCAGAGACTTGAGTCTTTGATTCGCAATAGTGAACTGGTTGAGTGCATGCAGGGGTACAACGGTGACCCCCACGGGAAGATTCCTGGCATTAAAACTGGCAACTCTGGCATGTCTTTCACGGCGGCGAATGGGAATCGCATCCTTTTTGCGGCGCGTAGTAGCGGCTCCGCGCGTGGATTCACTGCGGACTTGGTTGTTTTTGATGAGGCGTTCGATTTGTCGAGGTCGGCGCAGGCATCTATGTTGCCGACGCTGGCATCAAAAAGTTTGCATCAATCCCCACAGATCTGGTACACGAGTTCTGCGGGGATGCCGGATTCTGAGGTCTTGAAGGGGATTCGAGATCGAGCTCTTAGCCCTGAGAAAGAGGAGAAGCTGGCGTTTTATGAGTGGTCAGTTCCATCTGAGGCGGACCCGGCAGACCCGAAGAACTGGGCTTTAGCTAACCCGGCTCTTGGGTACCGAATAAGCCCCGATTATGTCGCTTCGGAGCGTTTGGCGATGAGCGATGAGCATTTCAAGCGTGAGCGCCTTGGTATCTGGTCGAAGGTTGGCTCTTCGTCAGCGATTCCGGCTGATTTCTGGGCTCAATGCTTCGATGAGAAGTCCCGCGCTGGGGTGGAGATAGCTTTTGGCGTCGATGCGACGCCGCTGCGTGACGTGGCGACGATTGCCTTGGCTTCTCGTCGGGCTGACGGGAACATCCACATTGAGGTTATCGACAGGCGTGTGGGAACCGATTGGGTTCCGCAGCGTCTAGAAGAGCTGAAGCGGAAGTGGCGACCTGTGGCTATGACCTACGCGGCGGGTTCACAGACGACGGACGTAATTTCATCATCACCAAAGACTAAGCGGATGATGCGAGGTCTTGACCACCGCACGTATCAGCAGGCATGTGGAGGATTTTATGAGGCGCTTGGCCGCGGTTCGGTTCGGCATACCGGTCAGGAGGAGTTGGATGCTGCTGTGCAGGCTTGTCGACGCTCTAAAGGCGGTAGTGAGCTATGGAGTTGGACGCGTGATGATCGAAGCCAGGATATTTCGCCTTTGGTGGCGTGCACTCTTGCGCTCCATGGCCTAACTGAGAAGGACAAGAAGGGAGGTAGCCAATGGGCCGTGTTGTAAAGAACCCCCGCAAATGGGAGAACTACTATAACGGCGAAGCGAGGTTGGACGCGATCGGCGTGTCCCTGCCTCCTGACGTCCGCATTCTTGAAATGCAGGTCGGCTGGCCGAAACTGGCCGTGGACGTGCTCGTTGAGTCGCTGGTCCTTGACGGTTTCTCCATTTCCCGCCACGGCGGTCAGGATGAGGCCCCTGAACAGCTGAACCGCATCCTGCAATCTAACAACTTCCGCACGAAACTGACATTGGCACTGACGGAGGCTCTTGTCTCTGGCGCCGCATTCATGGTCGTGGGTGGCGGCTCTGACCCCTCTATCCCGCACATTTCCGTGCACAAGGGGGACGAATTTGAGCTGCGGAGAGACGCTACGGGCCGCCTAATCCAGGCTACCCAGACTTACCGCGACGGTTTGGACACGTACCGGGCTGTTTACGAAATCGGCGCGACCCGATTCTATGTGCTCCGCGACGGCTTCGAAGTTCTCACCCATATTGATGAGCACGGCTTCGATGGTATCCCCGTGATTCCCTTTGTGAACCAGATTCGCCTTGGTGAAGAGGGGCGGAGTGAGATTGAAGAGATCCACAAGTTGTGTGATGCGGCGGCGCGAACGCTGACGAATCTGCAGGTGGCTCAGGAGCTCCTGTCCATGCCTGTCAGGTTTTTGTTCGGCGATGGCGTCGAGGAAATGTTTGTAGACGAGGACGGGAACCCGCGGCGGAACCGCTTGGAAGCCTATTTCGGGCGTTTCTTGGTTGGTCCGAGCGGGTCGCAGACCGGCTCGGTGCCGGGTGCTGACCTGACCCAGCTGCTGAACACGTTCAAAGTCTACGCACAGCAAGTGTCCTCGCAGACTGGCATCCCCCCTTTCATGCTGGGTGTCTCCACGGAGTCGAACCCGGCAAGCGCGGAGGCGATGCGAAGCGCGAAGGACCGCCTCATTACGAAGGCGGAGCTGAAGCAGTCGATTTTTGGTGACGCTGTAGAGGATTTGGCGCGGTGCGTCCTGGCAGTTGCCGGTGTGGACACCGAGGGACTGGAGACGCTTGAGGCGCGTTGGCGTGACCCCGCAGTGATTTCGCTGAGCTCTCGCAACGCATTGATGTTGCAGGCGCAGGCTCAGGGCGTTGTCTCCTCTGAGACAGTCCGCGAGTCCATGGGTCTGTCGCCGGAGCAGTTGAAGCGCGACCGCGCGCTAGACCAGCGGCTTGCTGTCTCACTTGGTGACCCCGTCGCTGAGGGGTAGGTGGCGAAATGCTGGATGATGTCACGAAGGCGTATGTAGACGCGCTCGCCTCAATCGGCGGCGCGTTTGTCAATGCCTTCACTGACCTGCTGTCCGCGTTTGATCTGTCAGACCGGGCATCAACTGAGAAGCTGGTTCCTGCGGCGCACCGTGTAATTCAGCGGCACCGCCTCCAGGCGGTTAAAGCTGCCAATGACTATCTGGACACGTCTGCGGCGCCGTTTGGCGCGCTCGCGTACCACCCCACGCCTGAACCCTATACAGTTCAGGCAGTCAGGAAGCTGTTTCGTGAAAATCAAGGAGCAACACCTGAGCAGTTGACTGCTGCGGCACGGCGTCATGTGGTGATGGCTGGCCGCAGGCAGGTGATGCGGTCTGTCCTGGATGCTGAGTTCGACGAGTTCACGTCTGATGATGAGCGTGAGCGTCATGAGCGTGGGTCGGTCACGCTGGAGGGCTTCGATGAGGCTCTGGCGGCGGTGAATGATTCAGCTGATGAGGCTTTGCATCGGGCAGAGGCGGAGGCAGAGGACGTAGCCGACGTGCAGGATGCTCCGAGGCTCCGCCCGGTTGGGTGGGCGAGGGTGCTGCAGGGGCGCTGGTCATGCGGTTTTTGCATCATGCTTGCCGCGCGCGGCGCGGTCTACAGCACCGCTGATGCGGCGCAGTTGGTGGCGGCTGAAGCGGGGAAGAAGTCCCGTGAAGGCGGCTTCCTCTCGCGCCGTGCGAGGACGGAGCTGCGGAAGAAGAACCCGCGCGCGTTTCATGAGCATTGCGACTGTATTGTGGTGCCTGTTTTTGATCCTGAGAATTGGTCGGGGCAGGCGGAACAACAGCGGTTGCAGGACTTTTATCAGAGGGTGATGGCGGCGGAGGATTCTAAACTCCGTGCTGACCCCGAAAATTACAAGCCAGTGAAAGTGGCGACGTTGCTCGATAGGGCGGTCGCTGTAGAGAAGGCGGCAGGTCCGCCGGAGGAGGAATAATGTCCACTGCTACAGTGCATCTTAACGAGGGGACTTTGATTGAACAAGCCCCTGCCCCGCAGGAGGAGTCTCCTACTGTTCCCCCGTGGGAGCGTGACGGTGAGATCTTTGACCCTGAGCGCGCCTGGAAGCTGGTTCAGAACCTGAAGGCTGAGCTGGCGCGTGTGAAGGCGAAGCAGACTGAGGCTCCTGAACCTGTTGCTGAAGAGTCCGAGCAGGAATCTGCAGCAGAGCCCGCTGAGGCTGAAACCTCTGAGTCGCAGGATGATTCTGCGGCGCAGATTGCGTCCCTGCAGGCTGAGCTGGCGCGTGTGAAGGCGCTCGCCAGTGTCGGTCTGTCCCAGGATTTCGCCCCGTTTGTGCCGGGTGTGACCAGCGAGGAAATCGAGAAGAACCTCGCTACTCTGAAGCAGCTCATCAGTGATGCCGCGAATGAGAAGACCGAGGCGGTCCTCACGGCGGCACCGAAGAGCCGAGGCATGGCGCCGAACCCCGCACAGCACGCGGCGCCGGCACGTGACGTTTATGAAGAGACCGCAGAATACATCTTCGGTCGATAAAGCCGACAAGCCCCTCTTACCTCAAGAGGGGCTTTACCTATACCTAATTGGAGGAATAAAGAATGAGTGCAACTGCTACTCTTGACGTTTTTAAGCGCGGCGGCATCCTGCCGCCGGCGTACGCACGTCAGATCATTGCTCGCGCAAACGAAGCATCCGTTGTGCAGAAGCTGGCGAAGTCGGTACCGATGCCGATTACTGGCACTAGCATTTCCGTTCAGACCTCCCAGCCGCAGGCTGGCGTGGTTGGCGAGGGCCAGCTGAAGCCTGTGACTAGCATGGGTCTGACCACCAAGTCGATTAAGCCTATCAAGGTCGCCGCCACGATGTATTGGTCGCGAGAGGCGCGCGAAGCTGACGAGGCGGGCTACCTGAAGGTCCTTGAACAGCAGGCAGCAGCTGCGATTACCCGTGCATTTGATCTTGCTGTGCTCCATGGCAAGAGTGCCCTCACTGGTCAGGAAATTACGGGTGTCGAGTTCGTGAATCAGACCACTAACCGTGTTGAGCTGGGTAGCTCTGCGAAGGACAAGGGCGGCATCTTTAATGAGCTGATGGCAGGTACCGACCTGGTGAACCTGAATGCCGATTTTGACTTCGAGGTGGACGGTTTCGCAGCAACCCCTGAGCTCCGTTCTCGACTCTACACCGCAACTGACACTACTGGTCGCCCTCTCTACAGCGACACGATTGACCTGAAGGCAGGCCTCGGCAATGTGATGGGTCTCCCTGTTGCCTATTCTCGCTCGGTTTCTGGCAAGGTCGGCGCCGCCCCTGACACGAAGGTCAAGGGCTTCGCAGGCGACTGGAGCACCCTGCAGTACGGTTTTGTCGACAAGCTGACTCTCCGATACACCGACCAGTCGACCATCGTGGATAACGGAACCATGGTTCACCTGTGGCAGCAGAACATGGAAGCCATGCTGGTGGAAGCCCAGTTCGGCTGGGTCTTCACCGACAAGAGCGGCTTCGTCGCATTTGAAGACAAGGTCGCTGACAAGTAATCAGCTACTGACGTTGAGGAGGAGACATGAGTGAGATGCTGACTATCGCGTCCGTTGAGGATGTGAAGAGCGCTCTCCGCCGCGATTTCCGTGGAGATGAGGAGTCTCATGTCTCCTCCTTGCTGGCGAAGGCGGAGAATTTGATTCGTATCCGCTATCGTCGGCTCGACGAGCTGACTTTGGACGAGGTCGTTTTCGACCTCGTCAGGAATATCGAGGCTGAGGCGGTAGCCCGTGTACTTCGTGCGGATGATGGCGGCATCTACCGCAGCGAGACTGAAGACGGCTACTCGTACCAGCTGAACTATATGGTCGCGAGTGGCTTGTTGGACATTCTGGAGAAGGACTGGAAGAACCTTGCGCAGGCGACTGGCTCCGGCAGGTACCGGACCGTCGCCCCTGCGACTGATGGTTATGCTGCGGCGCGGAGTAGTGGCCACATCGCGGCAGGACCGTGGCAGTTTCAGTACGGGTGGCCTGGGCAGGATTCGATTTCATGCCGCCGCTACCTTTAGGAAGGAGCGCTGACATGAGCCGAATCCGTAAAGGTCTCCACACCGTCATCGTCTACCCACGCATCCACAGTGCGGATGCGTATGGTGACGTCGTGGAGACGCTGGGGGAGGGGGTTCCCGTCCAGTGCAATGTCCAACCGTCGAGTGCGAACGAAGTTCTCGACCTGCCTGGCGGGCTCACCCCAACCAGCGTTTACCGGGTCAAGTACTGGCCGGGGGAGCATGGCGGCGCGCCGTGGCCAGGAACATCCGATTCTAACACGGACCGCAGCACACCATCA